CTGGAATTAATGATTTCATTACTGCAATAAAATCTGGTACTGCACCACCTTTGAAATTTTTACGAGATTTTTTATTATACCGTCTTCTCATAGTTCTTTTTTTAGTTTTTTTATGCCTAAACATATAATATATTATAAGAAATTAATAATCTTTTACTGCTTCATTATAACTTGGTAGTTCGTCATCATCTGATAAATTAGAATTATCTAAATTTTTACTAATATTACTATCTATATCAATAATAGTTGATTCTCGAGATCTTATTGCATATTATTTATATTATAAAGATAACTATAAATAATAATTTACTTACTTAATCTTGCTAATTTTTTCCATTTACCTGTAAATCCTTTTACTGTACTACCCTGTTTGCCGCCACGCCGCCGTTTGGTTCTTTTTTGTGATTTTTTTACTTTTTGTGTGCGGCGCCTCCGATTACGATATGGAACAGCATTCCATCGATAAGGGCTTCGCCCACCACCAGTTAATCCACAACACCCTGCCATATAATATATTATAAGATAATATAACTAAGAATATTTTTAAATAATAAAACAAATATATTTTTAATTTTTATATATAAGATATTATTAACAATTATATTTGGAAATCGATTTATAATATTATTGTATTTTAAACAAATTACAAATATTAATGATATTAATTCTCTAAATCTAAATATAATAAAATCTAAAATATTCCATTTATCAATATAACTACAATACATAGAAGAGTTTTTATTAGGAAAACAAAAAAACAAGTTTATATCATCTAATCCTTTAAATAGTTTATTCCATATATCTTTATCATTTTTAGTATAAATAGAATGTTTTAAATTCGATACATTTATGAGCGATATAAATATAGTTTTTATATCACTTTTATTAAATATATGTGGTAATAATCCATCACAATATTTATTTTTATATTTTAAGTTACCATCTATAGCAAAAGGAATATAACTTGAACGTATTAAACAATCTATTAATTCCTCGCGAGTATTATATTTTGATACTATAGTATGTGTAAGTGTTTCTACATTATAATATGATATAAAAAGTCGATTATTAACTTTTTTCAAATCAGTTTCTTTAACTAAATCATTTATTAAATAAGGTAAACTATTTAATATAATATCAGATCTACTTTTATTAAGTAGATATTTATAATATAGAGGTGCATATTCAAGATTATCAGTTAAATACATATAACCAAGAATAGCACCGATACTACAACCTGATATATAATTTACTTTAGTTATATTTAATAATTCTAATTGTTTAATGTAATATAGGCATCCTGCAGTATAAGCACCATTAAAAGCTCCACCATCAAGAACTAAATTCATTTTATTTGGAAAATGTTCTATATTTATATTTTCAATCATAGAATTAATATAATTGTCTAATAACTTATAATGATTATTAGTCATACATTCTAAATATATTAAACTAATATAAAAATATACGAATAATAGTTTAATATATGGATAGACCAGACTGGGATACATATTTTATTGAATTAATAAAAATAACAGCAAAAAGATCAACATGTAAAAAATTACAGGTAGGATGTATGTTAATAAAAGATAATAGAATTGTTGCTCAAGGATATAATGGATTTATTTCTGGATGTCCTCATAAATCATGTATTCGAGATGGACACGAGGTTGGGACAGTACATGCAGAACAAAATGCAATAACTGATTGTGCAAAAAGAGGTGTATCGTGTGATGGATGTACAGCATATATAACTCATTATCCTTGTTTAAACTGTGGAAAATTATTACTATCTGCAGGAATAAAAGATGTAGTGTATTTAAATAACTATAATAATGATCCATTAGTAGAAGAATTATTTAATAGGGTTAAAGGAAATATAAGACAGAAACAATTAATATAAACATTTAAATTGAATTACTGTGTTATTTGGAAGATAAAATTGAAAATATATTTTTTTTTTAAAAATAATATAGTAAACTAGAACAATAATGCTTACACAAGAAACACCAGTGATTAATCTTATTGATCTGGATAATAGTGAAATTTCCTTAGTAGCTAATAGTAAACCCATAAATGTTGATAACTTTAATGGGTTGAAACTTGTTTTGAGTGAACCTATCTTCTTCTGCAGAAAAGCTCGCATATCTGATAAACAGCATAAAAAACAACCAGTTTTACTTTTAACAGAACATGATTGGTATCAGCTTAGTAGAGATCAAATTACACACCTAGGTGCTTTTGGGAGTGATTTTGATATTATTAGTGCTAACAAAATAGAGAGACAATTTGTGAAATATAAAAGCACCTATGATCCAATACTTACAGATGACTATTCAGTTCCTTTAAATTGGGTTGTTGTTTGGAAATTCCCAGGTGATCTTAACATAATTCCTACATTCCAACCAATTGTTGGAGTTCCTCTTCCTGTCGGTTGTTATTCATTTCTTGATGATCGATGGTGGCATCCAGGTGAATTACATATTACTCACTCTTCTATTCCTATTAACAAATGTGCAGTAGAAAAGATAAGAATAGATCTTCCTAATAATGAGGATTATGTTCATCATCTTGAGCTTGCTAATAACAGTGATATTCAGGTGGCTGCCATATCTTCAAGTTACTTTATTGACGGTTACTGGGAAAGTAATCCACACACTGTTCCCAAAATTATAAATATGCTTAAAGAGCTTTATAAAGTTGGTGTATATGCGTTTCCATGCTATAGTCAACACCACGCAATTGTATTCTACATTGATTGTAATAATGAACAGTCAAGTGTTTTTAGTCCCAAGCTCTTCTGTCAAAATGTTTTGAATGATGAAAAGCGTAATAATGCGATTAAGACAGCACTATTTTCAGCGGTTTTGCCTGATAAACAAAAATCTCTAAATCGATGGTTTAACAACTACAAGGAGATTTATGAATAAATTGTTTATTAATGATTAATTTTGTAAATAGTGTAATCCTTTAACTAATAATGTATATAATGATGCAAATACAACACTATTAAATATATATCCAGATAGTTTTGGACTACCGTCTTTATTAAATAGATTAGGTAAAAATGTTAATAGATTTTTTCTAATAAATGGAAGTTGAAATAAGAAATACATAATACCAATTAAAACGGGTAATTGTAGATTTTGATAAATATATTCTAAATTATCAGCTTGATTTTGTTTTTGTTTTTGTTCTAAAATAATTTTTTCTTTATTTAAAATATTTCCAATATAATCATTGGTTTCTGATGTAGGTACATAATCAGGTTTTGTTTGATAGTCATGTTGTATAGATAATGTCTGTTGTGGTATATCTCTGGAGGGTAAAACAGTGGCACCAGAAGCCTGTGCTTCTTTTAATACTGAAGATAATTGATATGTATAATCAAGTGGAGGTACTTGTGAACCGGTTTGTTGTTGTTGTCTTTCGGCATTAAGTTGTTGACCATAATTTTCTACTTTAATATTTTCTGTATTTACATTAGAATTAGTAATAGGCTGTTGAGGTAAATTATTTTGCACAGGATTCTCAGATGGATTGGGTGATGTTGATGGTAGTTGGTCTATACTTGTAGTACCAGAGGACATTATTATATATAAATTTTTTATATATAATAAGCTTACGCATTTTCACTATTGATAGTTAATACTTTTTTATTAGGATTACAAGCACTATGTTTTTCATTATAAACATAGCACTGATTATTATAAGAAAATACTTTACTTTTAATTTTTTTTATAGATGGAGCATGAAATACTAAACAGTTTCTATTTTTACAAGATTCTCTAAATAGAGTTGCTATGCCAAATCCTAGAATAATTGATAATAATATTTTACCTTTACTACTATTAATAAGTGCCTTAAGAGATGGTGTCTTCATATATATAGTATTTATATATTAAATATTAATTTCCTTCTTGTATTGGAATTGTATGTATTTTAGTTTTATCTTCAGGACAAGTAACCTCTTTAGCATCAAATTCAAAACAATTACCTATATGATCTTTATATTGAATATTGTTAATATTATCGGGTGTAGGATATACATATATAATAGTAGATTCAGATTGATTAATATAAACAAAAAATAAACCAATTGCTAAACTAATTAAAAATATTTTAAAGTCAATATAATTTGTTATCATTATATTATAATGATATAATATTAAATAGAAAATGTTATTACTTTATTTTCAGTATTAGGATCAATTATTTGTAATTCTGATAAAGTATATGATTTCTGTACAAGTCTATATGTATCATTATCTTTATTATGTAACACTTCTTGTACTTTATATTTTAAACTCCTAAGTTCTTTATTAATTATTGTTATAGTATTAACATAAATTTCGACAGCATCTTTTAGATATGATTCTTGGCCAGATTTTTTATAATTATCTATGTTATCTTTAAAAATTAGAATATTTGCATCTAATTTGTTATCTAAAGTATTAATAGTAGAACTATTTTCAGCATTGTAAATTGTTTTTATATATTTACTAGAATTATCTTGATATTGTTTAATTATTTTTACTAAATCAGCTTTTAATTTTTCAAATTCAGATAGAGTAGATTCCTGATTTTTAAATCCAAATAAAAAATTAAGTTTTGTAGTTATAATATCATTTTTATATCTATTTATATCACTACTCTGTGTTGCAATAACATTTAATAGATTATTATATTTAGCACGTTGTAATTTAATATCTAACTTACAAGGGTTTTCTTGATTACCACATTTTGCTAGTAACATTGTATTATCTTCTTCAAAAATAGTACCACCATACTTACCACATACAACACATTTTTTTTTAAGTTCAGCAAATTTACTTTTTTTTTCTTCTAGAGAGAGTTTTTTTTCATATATTTCTTTGATTTGTTTATTTATATTAGTATTATATTGACCTTTTAATTTATAATAAGTAGAAATAGCATCATCAAATGTAACAGTACTTGCTATCGTTTTAGTTTTTTTAGACATTATATAAATATTATATATATTATTTATATAATGTCTAAAATGTTTAAATAAATCATACTAAATAATCGGTAAATCAGTAATTAAATTTTGATTTTCTTTTCTTTTTTCATAAGAAATTTTATGTAACTTTTCAAATAAGTAGTGTTTTTTTTGATTTTCTTTTATCTTAATTTCTTCTTGTGTAGGTTTGCCTTTATATTTATAATATAATAATAGTGAAATTGAACCTATAAATAATAATAATAGTAAGACGTTAATAATAATACTTATATATTTATTTTTAAAACATCTCACTTCTTTTAATGAATTTTTAATATAAAATTTTGTTGTTAGTTCTGTCAAAAGTGGTTTAGAATATTCCATTAATAAAATAAATAATCAAAAAAAATTATAGTTATTATCTATAAATGTCTGAATTGCCAAGTCCAAATATAGGATTATTAGTTTTTGCAGCATTGACTATAGGTTACTTCATAATTCAATATAAAACAGAAGAAAAACATAGTACAGTAACTATGATAATATATTTAATACTTCTAGTTATTTCTCAATTTGGATTAAATATTAATTTAACTAAAACATTATGCGGTGAAATACATGTTAAGACCGCATTTTTCTATACTATGTTTCCTTGGGTATTTATATTTGGTTTACTAAATTTAATGTTAATAATGTTTCCAGGATGGTTAAGTCCATTTTCAAATACATTTGGTTATATAGTAGTAAGTACAATAGGAGGATTGAATAATGTATTGGGAGAAATTTTAAAATCTAAAGAACAGACACAAGATAGTGAGTTATCAAAAACTTTAGGCAAAATTTATGATAATCCATCATTATTAATTAATGAAATTCCTAATCCAAATGTAGGGTATGAAGATTTTTGGCATAAATTAGATAAAGGGGGATTATTAAGTAGTAGTGCAAAAGGTTATTATGATAAACTTAGACAATTAGTTAGACTTAAATTTATTATTTCTAAATTTGTTTGGTTTGGGTTAACAGGTGCATTAACAATAGTAACCTCATATAACTATATTGTACAAGCTCAATGCAGTAGTAGTGTTCAAGAGATGGAGAGACGTCATAGTGAATATCAACAAATGGTTAAAGAAAATAGTGACAAAGAGATAGAACCAAGAGTATATAGTGATCATGGACACTAATTATCTAAGATAACAAAGAACAGACATATAAATCATTATTGCTAAAATAATAACAAAAAACCATATAGGAATAATTGTCGAATTGCGTTTACCTAACCCAAAATGTCTTATAGATCCTTCTTTTGTAAATAAAAATGCAGGTTTCATTGTCATAAAAAATATATAAATAATTAAAAATATAGAAATAGTAATACTAATAACATGTTTTTTAATAAATGGTTTATACATTATATATTTATAGGAGTTATTTTTATTATAAAAATAAAAATAAATCAGTAAAATTAAAATTCATCTTGTTGTTCAAAATCATCATATTCAGGTTCATCACCATCTTCGCCTGGATAGTCATCTAA